TGAATTAGCAAAAGGTAGTAGTAAAGTTACCTTTAAATATGAGCCAAAGGTAGCTGCAGTTGTAGCTAAAGGGAATCAAGCTACACTCAGAGATGTTCGTCTAACCGGTGATGATGGTAAAACTTATAGAATTAGTGCACTTGGAAAAACTGCAGAGTTTGGTGGTAAGGGTGCTGGATCTGGTACAGCTAAAGAAGATGCTGAACTTGCAAGCTTGCGTAAACAATTAAATGATATTCGTACTAAAACAGCTATGGGTTATGTTCCTATAAAAGTTGGTAAAAAGATTTATAATGTTGCAGCTACTGAGACAACACCTGGTGTACCAAAGTCTGACTTCCATTTAATTGATGTTGATGGTAAAGAATGTGTTTGGATTTCTCATAAAGATGGTAAAGGTCCAAAAGACTTCCAACAATGGGGCGGTATCTCAAAGAGATCAGAACCTACGATTCACAATCATAAAGAAGTACAAGCATTTATTAATGATTTAAAAACACAATATCCAGATGGCTTACCACGTGCCACTTCTTTATATCGCAAGATTAAAGATAAGAAATTAAAAAATCTAAGTGTATATGGTAACCAATATGGTAGAGCACTAGGGCGACAGAATACTTCTATCCTTATTCAAGGACCAGTAAAGCTGGTTAAGAAAGGTAGAGCATACGAATTCCAATCTAACCATATCCATTATAACGGAGATAAGGTTGACGATTTAGGATTTGAGCCTGTGTTATCAGCTATCTATAAAGGTGATCGTAGTGATGCTGGAGTAAAAGGTACTAGAATAGTAATCATGCCAATTCAAGGCAGAAAATTTAAAGGAACAGTTTAATGGCTTGGGTAGCAATAACAAATAATACAGGTTGGCAATACAATAACGCACCAGCAGATCCTGGTGTAGGTAGCCCTCTTCGACCACTGTGGCAAAAACAAACTAATGGTATTAGACAATTTAAAAATGGTACAGAAGTATATGTTGAGGTTCGTAAAGTAGGCGATACTAATAGAACCAGAGGTGAGATGAGCAAATCTTTTTGGGATAGCCGAACTTAACACTTTACTTATTAAAACAAATATGGTATAATCCAAGTATGATAACATTTAAAGAAACACTTACTGAGCAAAAGAATACTCACATGACACACATCGAGGATAAGGTTCTCTATGGTGGTGTTAAGGGTACTCGTGAAGCTATCTTCGCCCTAAGAGATATGCGAGACATGCTAGGTGGTAAACACGCTGGTAGTGTATCAGTAAAATGGGATGGAGCACCTGCTATCTTTGCTGGTACAGATCCCCGTGATGGTAAATTCTTTGTTGCTAAGAAAGGTATCTTTAATAAGAACCCTAAGGTATACAAAACTAAAGCTGATGTAGATGAAGACACAAGTGGAGACCTAGCTGTTAAGCTCAAAGAGGCTCTTAGATATTTGCCTGCATTAGGTATTAAAGGTATTGTACAGGGCGACTTTTTGTTTAGCTCTGGAGATGTAAAGAAGGAAAAAATTAATCGTGAAGCGTATCTCACTTTCCATCCTAATACTATTGTTTATGCTGTCCCTGTGGCAAGTGAATCAGCAAAAGCCATTAAAGCAGCCAAAATTGGTGTCGTATGGCATACCACATATACAGGTAACGACTTTGCCTCCCTTAAAGCTAGTTACGGAGTCAACGTGTCTGCTTTCAAGTCTACAAAGAATGTCTGGTCACAAGACGCCATGCTAAGAGATATGACAAAGTTTACTATGTCAAAGAAGGAAACAGATGAAGTTAATAAGTACCTCAGTGAGTGCGGTAAGCTATTCAACCAAATCTCCAGTAGCACACTCAAAGAACTTGAATCAAAGCAAGACCTTGCACAACTCATCGAACAGTTCAACAATAAGTATGTTAGAAAAGGACAGATTGTCAAGGATACATCACGGCATACTGCCATGCTTATACGTTGGATCAAACTTAGGTTTGGTAAAGAAATTAACAAAAGAAAATCGGAGAGAGGTAAAACCACTCAAAGAGACAAGTTAAGTGCGACACTTGAATTCTTTTCAGATAAGAATAAAGCAAATCTAATAAAAATGTTTGAATTACAAAAGTTAATGGTACTTGCTAAATTAAAACTTATAAATAGACTTAACCAGTTGAGTATGACTAAGGCTTTTGTTAAAACCAAAAACGGATTTAAAACCGTTGGGGCAGAAGGCTATGTTGCAATCGACAAACTTGGTGGTGATGCAGTGAAAATCGTTGATCGTATGGAGTTTTCATACAACAACTTTTCACCCAATGTTGTTAAAGGATGGGAAAAGGCAGGTAAATAAATGAAGAATTTTAAGACATTCTTAGAAGAAGGCTCAGGCGTTGACGAAGCGCTATCTATTATGCAGCGAAGAAAAAAGGCTATTAGTCTTCGCAAGAACAAAGCTAAGTTAGCTATTGGTCGCAAAAAAGCCGCAAATAAAATAGCAAGTCACGGCGTGTTAAAGAAGCGTGCTCAAAGAGCAGCAAGAAACCAGATGGTTCGTAAGATTACTAAGGGTATTGGAAAAGGTGATCTAACTAATGCTCGTAAAGCCGAAATGGAAAAACGCTTAGATAAGATGAAACCACGTATTAATCGAATAGCAAAAAGATTAATTAAAGATGTTCGCAAAAAAGAAATCGCAAGGAAACGTGGTAAATAATGAGCGTCCCAAGTTTTAGTCAGTATCTAGTTGAAGAGGAAAGGTCCGTTTACTTTACGTTCGGACGAATGAATCCTCCTACGATTGGTCATGAAAAGTTATTGAATTCACTAGCAGCTAAAGCTGGAAGAAATCCATATCGTGTATACCTATCACAATCTCAAGACAAGTCAAAGAATCCTCTAATGTATATGGATAAGATTAAGATTGCAAGGAAGATGTTTCCTAAACATGCAAGACAAATTCTTATTAATAAGAAAGTTAAGTCTGCCATGGATGTGGCAGTTGCTTTATATAATGAAGGCTTTAAACAGCTTGTTATGGTTGTTGGTTCAGATCGTATACGTGAGTTTGATATTCTATTAAATAAATATAATGGTAGTAAAGCTCGTCACGGGTTCTATAACTTTGAGAAAATTACAGTATTATCCGCTGGAGAAAGAGACCCTGATGCTGAGGGTGTCTCTGGTATGTCTGCATCTAAGATGAGAGCTGCAGCTAAAGCAAATGACTTTACTTCATTTGGACAAGGCTTACCTAGAGCTATATCTAACAGTGATGCTAAGAAACTATTTAATAGCATTAGAACTGGTATGAATATTAAGGAAGAAGCATCATTTAAAAATCATGTTGAACTTGCTTCAGTATCAAAAGAGCGTGAAGCCTTTGTTGCTGGTGAGTTATTCAGAGAAGGTGATGAGGTTATTATTAAGAAAACTGATGAAGTTGGTACTATTACAATGTTAGGTGCTAACTATGTAATCGTAGAGACAGCTGATCGTAAGACACGTCAATGGTTAGATTCAGTAGAAAAGATTGTCGAAGAAGCTAAGTATGACTATGGTACAGATGCTTCAGTAAAATATATTAAGAAAACTACACCTGGCCAAAATGAAAAGAAGAATGCAGAAGATCCTGATATTGGTGATCGCAAAGGTTCTCAGCCAGTCAATTATCATAAAGGGCTCAAGAAGTCAACTAAGGTTGCACGTGATGCTCACTTTAAAAAGAATGCTAAGAAAGCTGATGATGATAAAAGTGCTTACACACCGGCACCTGGTGATAAAAAAGCTAAAACTAAGCCTAGTAAGTATACAAAAAGATTTAAGCAAATGTTCGGAGATGATTAATGTTAAAATTTAGCCAATATATTAGTGAAGATGCTGGCAAGTCTCTTGCGGACAAAGCTGCAAAGTCTGGATACAGTGTAGGCAAACTTAAAAAGATTTATAATAGAGGCGTAGCTGCTTGGAAAACTGGCCATCGTCCTGGGACCACTCCTCAACAATGGGGTCATGCAAGAGTAAATGCATATATTGTTAAAAAGAAATCAGGTAAAAAACTTAATCACGATACGGATTTATAAAAATGGGTAAACAAAGAGAAGCATTTGGACGTGCTAGGTTCAATCAACTATTAAAGAAAAAAGGCATCGACACTAATAAGATGCATTCAGACAACGAAAAAGATGCAGCAGCAGCTAAGAAAAGAAAAGATGCAGCTGGAAAAGATTTAGCATCTTTTAGAAAGCAAACTGGTATCACTTCTGAATCCGTAAATGAAGGTATTCTTAATAAAAGTACCTATAAGAGCAAGCTTGCTTGGTTTAAGGCACATAAAGAATTAAAAAAGATGAGAACATCGGTGGCTCCTGAAAAACAGAAAGCCTACAGAAACCTTCTAAATATGTTCTTTCATACATTAGACGATTTTGATCCAAAGATGATGGATAGATGGAACACTAAAACTTCTAATAAAAATAACCTTGGTAATGATTCAGTTGCTGATCTAAGATTTGAATTAAAAGATATTTTAGGAAAAGATGCAGGTAAAATTATGGAATCGGCAGAACCGATAAATGAAAAAAATTACTTTGGCCACAAAGTTGATCCAGGTAAGTTTGCTACATACATGAAATTCGTAAAAATAAATAAACTTGAAGAACCAACTGTTCGCATGATTCAGCAAATGGTTTTTGATGAAAAGGGCAAAAGGCTCTCGACTCCTATGCAATACATGTTAGATAGGTTAAAGCAAGACCTAAAGAATCCAAAGTATAAACAAGCTTTAAAATTATGGAATGATGCTAGGCTTAATGAATCTGTTTCAGTTAATATAGATGAAGCACTGACTATGGTATCTCGTAAGCCACACCCTACAGGTGGTCATATTGTTACCCTTAAAGATAAAGACGGCAAGAAAGTTGTTCGTCATTTACATAAAGGTAAAGTAAAGACACTATCTAAAGAAGAAACTGAGCTTGATGAAAAGCGTAACATTAAAATCGCCAAGAGTGGTAAAGGCGAGAGAATGGTTAACAAGCAAGAGCTAAGAACATACCTTCAGATGGGCTGGAAAGAAGTCAAAGAAGGCAATGGCCTTTGGGCAAACATTGCTGCTAAGAAAGCACGTGGAGAAAAGATGAGAAAGAAAGGTGCTAAAGGCGCACCTACAGATGCTCAGATTAAGCATGCTCAAAGCACAAGTGAGAGTGTTGAACCTATTACTGAATTAACTGCAAAAGAAAAGCAACTTGTTAATCAAATGTATGATAAAAAAGGCAATCTAACACCACTTGGTAAGAAAGTTTTTAATCATAACAAGAAGCCTGGTGACAAGGGTTATGTAGAATGAAAAGTTTTAAGAGATTCACTGAAGGACGTGGAGCTGATGGCAAAGGCCATTACAGAGCTACAGAAAAAGGTGCTGGTCTCACTCAAAAAGGCAGAGATGCTATTAATAGAAAAACTGGTAGCAACTTAAAGGCTCCAGTTACAGGTAAAGCAAAAGCTGGTAGTAAAGCAGCTGGCCGTAGGAAATCATTCTGTGCACGTATGGGCGGAATGAAAGGTCCTATGAAAGACGAAAAAGGGAGACCTACTCGTAAGGCTATGTCGCTCAGAAGATGGAAGTGTTAAGTTATGGCAGATGTAGACTGGAAGAAACGCCTCGACAGAATCGAAGAAAAGATGGATAAGATGAGTGAAGTCTTAATATCTTTGGCTCGATTCGAAGAAAAGATGGATGCTTATAACGAATATAGAGAACGTTCATGGGAACGAATGAATAAATTCTCAACTAAATTGGATAATATTGAAAAGAAGTGTGACGATAATGCTCGCACCGTACATACTATAAATAAACTATTCTGGGTAGCAATCGTTGCTATCGGGAGTGCAATCGCAGCTCAACTTTGGATGTAAGGAGACACAAATGAGCGACATAATGTCAAAGTTGGCGGCTAGATATGCTGAAGTCAACGAAAATAAAAAAATGACTAACCAAAAGGCCCTATCTAAAGCGTCTGCGGCAACACCTGCAGGTAAAGCTGCAGTAACATTACCTAAGGCACCTTGGGATAAAAAGAAAGAATCAAAAGAAGCCATGGATCCTGTCGATAAAAAGGAACTAAAAGGCAAGCATAAAGATCGTGATGACACAGATATTGATAACGATGGCGATACAGATTCATCAGATAAGTATCTACATAAACGTCGTAAAGCTATCTCTAAGAAAATGGATGAAGCTGAAGATAAAACAACGCCTTGTCCTAAATGTGAAGGTTCTATGGAAAACCATTCTAAGGATTGTCCATCTGAAAAAGAAGCTAAATCAAAAGATGATACAGCTGTGATGAATCCTGGCAAGGGTAAAGAAGAACCCAAAATGGAAAAGAATGAGTCATATACATTTAAACAACTTGAAGCTATGTCTATCGAAGATTTGGATTCTCTATCAGAATCAATGGATAATGAGCAACTAGATGAGATCCTCGGCACACTAGCCAAAGGTGCAGCTAGCCTTGCAGGTAAAGGTGTAAAGAAAGCTGTTAATAGATTTTCTGTTTCTGGCAGAGCTGATGCTGCTCAAGCAAAGCTAAAGAAAATGACAAAGAAAAGAAATGATAGAAATCGTTTGAATAAAGCCAAAGCAGGTATTAGTAAACTTAGGGCAACAAAACCCGTGAGTGCAAGACCTCTTGCTGCAGGTGTAAAGGAAGGTAATGAAATGGCAGAACCAAAATGGCCAGTATATGCACGTATCTTAGAAAAAGCAATGGCTCCTAAGAAAGATGCAGAAAAACCTGAAGAGATTGATGCTAAGGATTCAAAATCTTCAAAAGACTTTGTTGATGATCACGAAAAAAGTGATGATAAGAAACAAGGTGATAAAGTTGATATCGCAGTAGCAATCAAAAAGAATGCATCTGCTTTAGCTAACCCAATGAAAGCTGCACCACTTCGCCCTGGTGATAACAAGCAAGGTGATAAAGTAGCTGATAAACCCGAAGGAAAAATGTAAATGATTAAAGCCCCAGGCTGGTGTCCAAATGCTATTCCAACTCTGAAAGGTTGGAAGCATCATGTAAGACCAGAAATTCTTAAACCTGCTAAACTTACTCAAGAACAAATCGATGAGTATAATGGCGATACTGCTCAAGTGTTGATAGAAGCCGAACCAGCTCCTATCGCACCTACAGCTACTATGCTGTCATCTAATGATAAAATCTATGTAGATGTTGATGATATTGATGGTATGGAAGGTATGAGTAAAGCTGAACTTGAAGAAGTTGGTCGCGAACATGGTATTGAACTTGACCGTAGGAAGAGTAGAAAAACTTTGATAGATACTTTGAAAGGCGCAATGCTAAAAGATTAACAAAGTTTGGGATATCATGAATATTGAATTGACTGAGGATAACCTTCCTCTGTATGCAGCAAAACATTACTATAATCCACTTGGTGCAGATCACGATGAATTCATAGAGGACCTTAAAAGGTTTAAATATGTAAAGAGATTGGTGAATAGGTATATTGAGACAGGCTATCTTGCAGATCGCCTTATTCTAAATCATCTTATCGTGCTTCACAATGTGTTTGGTGTTAAACCAACAGTTGAGATGTTAAAGATAAGATTAGATGATCCTCAATGGCCTATCATCAAACCTTTTATATTATATTTAAGAATGATTGATAATACAGAAATAATTGATGTAACTATGGACGAGACTGTAGTACAGGCACTAAGGAATATTTAAATGGGACTTTTATCAAGAGCAGGTGATCTAGTTTACACCCTGAGGTTTCTCAGGTTGCTCACTACGCCGTTTGATAAAACTACAGCATTTGAGTTGGGTCTTATTGATGAAAAAGGTAAGAAACTTAAAAAGCCTGAAACAAAAGATGAAAAGGGAGCCTATAATACATTCCATAGGCTAGTATTTAATATTAAGAAACTAATCCCTGGTAAGAAAATTGGTTCTTATGCAGCTGCTCTTTACTTAATGAAAGAGAAATATGGCGTAAATAACTTTGATAAGATTTTAAGAGAAAGTAATATTGATCCACTCGATCTATTAGCTGAAAATAATGAATGGTTTATGTTAGAACAAAAGCAATTGTCGCCAGGTGTTTATAGAGTAAATGGTGATAAGGTTCTAAACAAGAACTGCGAAGAATTGGTAAAGACAAGAGATCAGGTAAGGATACCAGAGAACTGTTATCCTGTTGGTGATGTATTAGGTTTAGACATCTATGAAGTGACACATTTAAAATCTATGCAGAACATATACGTTACTGCAGGGGAACTAATCAGATGAAGAAAAAAGTTAAAGAGGATGCACCAACAAATTCAATAGCACATGGTGGTGTTGATATGGCTCCTAATACAGGTCCAAGAGTAAAAGAAATATCTGTAACAGATAAGCGCAGAAGAAAGGATAAACATCCGGTTCTACTTAAAAGGTTCCGTAAGTTTATAAACCATCAAGATGATTAAACTTTACATCGCACTTTTTATTCTTAGTATGATGGCTGCTGTTGGTTATGCTGGAAAATATTACTATGATACCACACAAGCAACGATAGCTACACTGAGAGAGAATAATGTCAAGCTAGTAAATGTAGCGGAAACTCTACAGAATACAGTTGAGACTATGGAAGCTGATGCTAAAAGAAATGAAGAATTAAATCGTAACCTTAGTAAGAGGTTACAGCAATCGTCAAAACACCTTGATAAACTAAGAGGCGTCTTGGCTAAAATTGATCTAACTATGGAAGCAATCCAAGATCCAGAAGGCTTGGAAGAAAGAGTGAACAATGCGGTTAACAGACTTATCAAAAGAATTGAAAGCGAAACATCTCCTGATCCTATCACCGCTGATGCTGATGGGGTGTCTGGGGAGTCAAGCGGAACCGATAGTAGCAGTAAAGACTGAATACGTCGAACAAAGAATTCCTATTCAAGAAGCACCTAAAGGTGTTAACTTTCCACCTGTGGAATGGTTTATCTTGACGCCTGATAATATAGAAGCAAAGATTGCTGAGATCGAAGCATCTACTGGTTCAGCTGTACTCTTTGCCATTACACCAAAAGGATATGAAAACCTTGCAATTGGTATTGGTGATCTTCGCAGATACATTAAAGATGAGCAAGCAATAGTTGGTTACTATGAGGAAGCACTAGCTCCTGAAGAGCCTGCAAAAGAAGAATAGACTGTTTCAAAAAAAGATACAATATTTAGAAAATAATTGTTACATTTTACTACATTTAGCTATTTACAAGAAACCGGATATGATATATAATACTACCTAATGAGATAAGGTATTTCCCTTATTCATATTTTCACGGAGTAATATATGCTATTTACGGAGCAAATCGCACGAAAGCCCGACCTCTATCCTTGGACCAAACAATTTATAGAGGCCATATGGCAAGGCTTTTGGACACCAGAGGAGTTCAACTTTCGGTCCGACTATTCACAATTTAAAAATGATCTTACACCAGCAGAGCAACAAGTTGTTGTTAAGACAATGTCTGCCATTGGCCAGATTGAGATTGCAGTAAAATCTTTCTGGGCTGATGTAGGCAATCACTTACCACATCCATCAATTAAAGACTTAGGTTATGCAATGGCCAACTCAGAGGTTATCCATAATATGGCCTATGAGAAAATTCTTGATGTGCTACATCTTACACACGTATTCGAAGAGAACCTTAATGTAGATGTAATCAAAGGGCGAGTTAATTACTTGCGCAAATATAATAAAAAAGTTTATAAAGACGAACGTAAACAATACATTTATTCCATTATGTTGTTTACACTCTTTGTTGAAAATGTAAGTCTGTTTAGTCAATTCTATATTATTATGCATATGAACCGTAACAAAGCAGTAATGAAAGATTGTGCTCAGCAAGTACAATATACTCGCAATGAAGAGATGCTACACGCACAAGTAGGTATTAAACTAATTCAAACTCTCCGTGAAGAATACCCTGAGTTGTTTGATAAAGAATTAGAAGCACGTGTACAACAAGAATGTATCGACTCACTTAAAGCAGAAAGCAAAGTGATTGATTGGATTATGGACGGACATTCCGCACCAGGTCTGAGTGCTGATATTCTTAAATCATTTATTGCAAAGCGCATGGCAGATTCAATTGATGCTATTGGTTTTGATAATAGTGAAATTAAGTATGATCAAGAACATATTGATCAAACATTCTGGTTCGATGAAGAACTATATGGAGCCAACATGACTGATTTCTTCCAGAAACGTCCTGTTGAATATGCAAAAGGTCAAGGCATTTCAGCTGACGACCTATTTTAAGGAGTAGATAATGGGCTTTGAATGGGCTAACGATGAGTCACGGGTATTTTTATCCCGTGGCTACATTGACGGAAATATGACTGTCGAAGAAAGAGTAAGAAATATTGCTCAGACAGCAGAGATAATTTTAGATAGTGAAGGTTTTGCAGACAAGTTCTATGACTATATGAGTCGTGGTTTCTATTCTCTGTCATCTCCTGTATGGTCAAACTTTGGTACTAAGAAAGGTTTACCTATTTCTTGTAATGGTGTCTTTATTAATGATAATATGGAATCCATTCTAAAGAAAACTGCAGAAGTTGGTATGCAGACTAAGATGGGCGCAGGCACTTCTGGCTACTATGGTGCGCTTCGCCCACGGGGTGAGCCAATTAAATCTGGTGGAACTGCTGATGGACCTGTACACTTTATGAACTTAACCGAAACAACAGTTGATGTTGTGGCACAGGGTAATGTTCGTAGAGGATCCTTTGCTGGCTATCTTGATATTGAGTCGCCAGATATTATGGAGTTCCTAGAGTGTCGTGAGGAAGGTTCTTCTATTATTAATATGAGCCTAGGTGTTTGTATTGGTGATGAGTGGATGCAATCCATGATTGATGGAGACGGAGATAAGAGAACCCTATGGGCACGTATCTTGCGTAAACGTCGTGAGAGTGGATACCCTTATCTGTTCTTTAAAGATACAGTAAATGATAGTGCACCACGTGTCTTGCGTGATAACAATATTAAAATCTGGGCATCTAATCTATGCTCTGAAATCTGCCTACCTTCTAATGAAGATGAATCATTTGTTTGTAACCTAGCATCTATGAACTTGTTAACATATGACGAGTGGAAAGATACAGATGCTGTCGAGACAATGATCTATTTCTTAGATGCTGTTATGGAAGAATATATTGATAAGACACAAGGCATTCCGTTTATGGAGTCTGCATATAACTTTGCACTTCGTTGGCGTGCTCTTGGCTTAGGACAACTTGGTTGGCATTCTTATCTACAATCTAGTATGATTCCGTTTGAGTCATTTGAAGCTCATCTTAAAGCAACAGAAATCAGTAAATTTATTGATGAGCGTGCTAAGTTAGCATCACAAGAACTAGCAGAAGAATATGGTGAACCAGAAGGTATGCTAGGATATGGTATGCGCAATCTTACTACTTGTGCTATTGCTCCTACTACAAGCTCATCATTTATTCTAGGTCAGGTATCACCATCTATCGAACCATTGGCATCTAATTACTTTACTAAAGACTTGGCAAAAGGTAAGTTTACTTATCGTAACCCATATCTAAAGAAAGTATTAGAACTACATGAGAAAGATGATGTTGAAACTTGGACGAATATTCTTAAACACGGTGGTTCTGTACAGCAACTAGACTTCTTGACTGAGAATGAAAAGAATGTATTTAAAACATTCTCAGAAATCTCACCATTGGTTATTGTTCAACAAGCAGCTGCAAGGCAGAAATATATAGACCAAGCACAAAGTTTAAACATTCTAATCCACCCTGATGTACCAGCTAAAGATGTAAATGCATTGATTATAGAAGGATGGAAACTAGGTGTAAAAACATTCTATTATCAACGATCAGCTAACCCTGCTCAAGAATTGGTAAGAGATATTATGAATTGTGCAGCTTGTGAAGCATAGGAGAATAAATTGAGCAGTAAACACCACGAGATAGAATGTCCAATGTGTGAGGCACATTGTTTTATTGAAGTAAGAAATTCTGAAGACTTTCCAGAACACTGTCCAATGTGTGGGCACCCTGTAGGCATAGATGAGGATATGTTTGAGGATTTAGAGGACTAAATGTTAACAGTAACAGATGCAGCAAGAGAATACTTGGCAAGTGTAGGTAAACCTAACGTATCACTTTCCGTAAAAGGCGGTGGCTGCTCTGGTTTTCAATACGAGTGGGGAACTACCGATAAAAAACCTACAGTAGAAAATCTATGGCTGGATCCAATGGCAGAAATGTTTGTATTTGGATGTGAAGTAGATTATATCACTGAACTAGGTGGTAGTTATCTTACAGTTAAGAACCCTAATGCCACTGCTAGCTGTGGATGCGGAGAATCATTTGCTGTATAAATAGTTCTAAGAATA